CCCATTTCCCAGCTTTGGAACCGCTCGGTGCCAATGACGCCGCTGGAGCGCCGCCAATCGGCAGCATGTCTGCAATATGGCTTCCAAGCCCAAGCAAACGACCAAACTTACCACCTCGCCGCGATGTTCGGCGTGATGGACGCTGATTACTGCGAGAAATTGAAGCGCCATTGCGCTGATAACGCCCTTGGCCACCTTGACCTAAACGGTCCAATGTTTGGTTTAAACGTGACAATCGAGACGTTGCACGCTGCGCAGACTCGGATGTTTTATCTAACCCAATGCCAAGCTTGGCTTTGCCAAGGTCAGCGTAGTTCTTACCTTGACCGAGTAACAGCTTGCCAGTTTTAAAGGCCAGTGCTGCACCTTTTACCGCGATCAACGCCGCTGGAATCGCCATCAGCGCTGCCGTGGCCGTTGGCGCTGACTGCGCGGCTTCGGTTAACCAAGTAACCGCAGGGGTCACCGTATCCAGAATGTCACCGACAATCGGCAACATCCCTTCGCCTAAAACAGTAAACAAGCCTGTAATGGAGGCGGTAAACGCTGAGATTTTCCGCTGCGCCGTGGCGGCTTGCACCTCAAATTCTTTCTGCATCGACCCGGCAAAGTTGGTGTCATTCTCCACCAACTTAAAGGCTTTGCGAAAGTTATCTAAGTTCTGCAGCAAAGGTGCGATAGAACCAATCGACTCTGAGCCAAAAAGCTTTTTCATCAACGCAGTTTGCACATCGGCATCTTGGTCTTTGATTGCAAGAAGAACACGTTCAACCGTTTCCGGTGCGTTCGCCTGCATATCTCGCGCTAAATCGGCAGGATCAAACCCGAGTTTCATCAACGCATCCGCTTGGCCACCACTTGCTGAATCGCCAGCTGTTAAGCTAAGCAGTAAGTTTTTAGTGGCAGTCGCTGCAATTTCGGTACTGGCTGAGCCAGAAAGTACCGCTGCAGATAATGCGGCGGCTTGGATTTGGTCTAAACCTGCATTAGTGATCACCGCGCCTTGGCGAACCAGAACATTAGTGATGTCTTTTGCCGTGGTCGCCATGTTATCGCCGACAAAGTTCACGGCGTTGGCAAGGTCAACCGCCTGTGCCTGGCTCAGATTCATTGTTGTTCGCCACTTCATCATCGACGCACCGGCTTCATCGGCAGTCATATCAAAAGCGACAGACATTTTTGCTGCAGATTCAGCGAAATCAAACAACTCTTCTTTCTTAATACCGTTGCGGCCACCTTCGGCGATGATGGCAGATAAACCTTCCTGAGTAACGCCAAGCTTAGGCGCCTCAATCACAATCTTCTGCTTCATGATCTCCAGCTCTTCGTCACTGGCATCATTGACCGCTTTTTTCACATCGGCAAAAGCCGATTCAAAATCCACCGCAAACTTAATCGGAACCGCAAGCATGGCGCCCTTAACCGCCAAATCGAATGCTTCACCTTTGAGTTCTGAGCGAGCTTGCTTATTCGCCTCAATGTTCGCGGATGCGGCTTTCACCGCTTTCAGTTTATTCTTTTGCTGATCAAGGGCAGCATTCGCCGCGCTAATGTCACGTTGAACTTTACGCTGAGCGTCACCAAATTTATGAGCTTGAATGCCTGACTCATTGAGCGTGGCTTTTAAACCATGCAGCTTGGTGCGTTGGCCTTCATAATGGCTGGTTAAACGGGAAACTTCATGGCGAGACTTATCGTAAGCTGTTTGGGTTTTACTGAGCTGTTGGCGATGTTCATTTAAATTCGCGTTGCTCTGCTTAACCTCTGTCCGAGCTTCTTTAATTGCAGCCCGTAGAGCCTTGCTTGGGTGTTCAGTCGTGCGCATCTGCGCTTCAAGGTTTTGCAACTTTTTCTGAGATTGCTCAGCGGCAGATTCAAAACCTTTGGTTTGACTGGCTAACTGTTTGGTTTCGATTGCCAACTGGCCAGCGCGAACTTTGGCTGACTCCATCTGCACCGATGTTTCGCTAAGTTCACGCTTTAAGCTGCCGTAAGAATTCAAACTGGCCGCAGTCGCATTCAATTTTTTCAGCTCAGCCGATTGACTCTTCACATCTTCGGTTAAAGAATCAAACGATGCCGACGCCGCCTTAAGCGGCGTCGAATATTGGTCGAGCGCGGCAATCGCAACTTGATACTTAGACTGACTATTCATCGTTGCTTCAACCTTTCAATCGCCAAATAAAAACGGCGAACTGCCACGTCTGCTGGTAGTTCGCCGATCTGCTCGTCTGTGTACGGATAGACGAGAGGCAGATAATCACAAAGCGCTTCTACATCTCGCTCTGAAAGTAATCTGCCTGTTTGTTCAAAAAATCGTTAATGTGCGCCTGTAATTGGTTCCAATCAGGCATAAATAGGCGCCCCACTTCTTGAACGCTAAGTCCCGTACAAGCATGAGTGATAAATTCCTGCTTGGATTTATCTGTATCAATTGCTTTATAAATTTTTCGCGTCTTAACTGAAGGCACTTTTAGCTCGATTTCACCGACAGATTGACCGTCATCTTTACGCAGAGGAAGCAGTAACGAGATCGTTTCGTGACTGTGTTTTAGGTCTTTTTTCCATTGCTGCGAAGTCATGGTCGTCATGCGATAAATGATTCGCTCAATAGAGTTGTAATCAGGAAGAGACAACGTATCAAACGCCTTTTGGCTTAAGCCGGTAACAATACAAACCAACTCTTCAATCGCAGGGTCAGGATCGTCGGCGCTAACATCCACTTGGCTGTACTGCTCAAAACGCAGTGGCTCAAATGTCAAACTCAAAATTTCTTTTTCGCCGTCTTGAATAGGGTGCAGCAAATCATGAGTAATCGGTCCAAATGTTTGAGACATAAAATTTCTCCAAAAAAAGCTCCCTTTCGGGAGCTAACTAGCTAGGTATTTTAAAATGGGTCCATGGACCCATTAATTTTTTTACCGCTTAGGCGCGTCCAAGGTTCGAACGATGCTCAGCCATAATGTCGCCCTGACCCAAGTCGATCACTTGAGTGTCGAGGTTAATGTTGTAACGGGTCTTGCCTGCTTCTGTGTGCTTATAAATGCGCGGCGCAAGCTCGATGGTTGTTTCTGGAACGCTCTGTGTTGAACGGCTACCATCATCGATTTTGATGATGTCACCCGTGTAAGAGCAGTGCTCAGCAAACTTGTTACCATCTTCATCTTGGTAAGACGATTTCACGTCCATCTGAACGCGCTCACCTTCTTCCGCGCCATACACTTGCAGCGCGTCAACGGTCGCGCCTTTAAGTTTGATGGTGGCGTTGCCGACCGTGACACCGATGATGATTTTGCTAGAGGCAAAGCGGCCACCTTTGGCATCTTCGGTTTTTTTCTCGACCACTGGAGGCGTATGTTCTTCTAGTTCACCAAAGAACTTTTGGCCTTCAATGACCACTTCTTGCATTACTAATTTGCGTTGACCTGCCATTACAAGATCTCCGAGATAAAGCTGTCAATAATTCCAGCATCTTCAACAAGGTGGTAAACCATGTGCTCGTTTGGCGGGAATGCGGCAAAACGGATGGCAATGTACCAGGTACCGTTTTTGTATGTTTCGACCGTGTTCAGTTCTGGATGCAGCGACACTTCCATGCCAACCACTTCTTCATTGGCTTTGAGTTGAGCACCCCAAGCGTTGAGCTTGGTGATCTCCTGCTCCATCAGCGACTTGTCGAGATTCTTTGCCATCACCTTTTGCGCGGTGGATTTCAACTTACGACAAATTGCCTGCTCCAAACACACTTGGTTAATAAAACGGCCTGATAACGTGCGGTTACCCAGCAGCGAAATACCGCCTAAATCAGTGCGCCCGAAGTAGCAGATGCCATGCTTGTTCAGCAGATCGCCTTCGGTGGTGCTGTCCAGAATATCGTAAGTAATATCGCGCTGAACGCCTTGCGCGTACGTACCTTGGTTACCTGGTGATTGATGCAGCGCTACGCCAGCATGACAACCCACCGAAAGTACCGATGGCGGCACATACACGTTCGCCGCTGCAGCCGTTGAATAAATACTCGGCTGAGGGTCGATGATGGTCGCGATATCGTAACCTGTGCCTTCGGTCGCCAGCGTTAATGAGTAGTCGATCACTTCAGTGGTATTGGTGGATAAACCATCCAGGTGCGGAAACGCCATTAACTTTAATGCTTCGGCGACCAATGCATCCGATGCTGGCGATAAGTGGGTGTAACCTGGCGCAGCAATGATGGTGGGTGATTCAGTACACAGCGAGATCGCAGAAATACCCAAACGCTGACCCGTTGCTGCATCCACACCACCAATGATGTTCGCCAGTGTGGTCGCTTCATCGGCGCCTTCCGGTACCACGATAACGTATTGCGTCACTTGAACCTTTTTCAGCGTCTCGGTGACCGCATACC